TTCAGGTGCGCATGACACGATGCGGCATGGACGCGGAAACAGCGGTGAAAGCGATACGGTCGGGCCGCGGCTCCAAGTACATGTACCGGGGAGAGCGGAAGACTCTGGAGCAGATCGCCGTGATCAGCGGAGTGAGCATGGAAAAGCTGTACCGCAGAATACATGAGCACGGCGCGTCAGCGGACGAAGCCGCGGACCCGAACTACTGCGGCCTGCGGTATACGCTGTACGGCGAGAAGGTGTCGCTTCAGATGGCGGCGAGACACTGCGCGATTCCGATAAGGGAGATACGCGCGCGGCTTGCGGCGGAGGGGAACCCGACGGCGCTGGACGACGTGATTTCGGCGCTGAGAGAGGAGCGGAGGAACAAGAGACCGGAGACCGCGCCGGCGCAGGAATGCGAAGAGAAGCCGAAGCCGCAGGGCGTCGCCCGCGCGAGAGACATGCTGGGCAATCTGTTTCCACCGAACGTCGTGCGCGACGAGATGCGGACCGTTCAGGAGGGGAGGCTGTACAGGATCAGCCGGGACTTTCTGGACTATGAGGCGAGACTGGACGAGCGGGGAGAAGCGCGCCTGATCGTGCTCGATCGAAACACGGGGCGCGTATGGTTTGATAGGAGTTTTTGAACCGTTATATATAGGAAGAGTGACGACCGAGGGACGAACGATTTTTTTGTTCGTCCCATTATCAGACCCTTTTTCAGGCGGGGCGCGGGGCCCTTTGTCAGAGCTTGTATGGAGTGGTAACGTTACGGCCACGCGGGAGGTACGGATGAAGAAGAGCGGGAGACTGCACGACGCGGAGCGGCACGCGGTACTGGCGGCGGTATATCCCAAGGCTGACATGTCCGTGGACAACAGCAATGTCGGGGCATATCGGACAAAGGTAGTGACGGCGGGAGAATTCCTGTATGTCAGCTGTTATCCGCTGATCGGCAGGACGGAGTGGCTTCGCCAGGAGCGGGACCTTGAGGCGCTGAAGCGGAGCGAGAAGGCGAAGGAGCGGGTGAAGTACGCGAAGTACAACAACGCAAGACGGCTGCTGACATTTGAGCAGCTGGTGCAGCACAACTTCGGCAGGGGCGATTTTCACGTGACATGTACATACGAGATGCCGTCGGAGACAGAGAGGTGGTACGGGGAGCCGGAATACCGGGACCGGGAAGAGGCGAAGCGGGACTGCGACAATTTTATCCGTCGGGTGAAGCGGCTGATGAAAAGGCACGGGCATGATCCGTCGGCGCTGCGATACATCAAGGTGACTGTCACCAAGGAATACGACAAGGAGAGCATGCGGCCTTTTCCGGACGCGCATCACCATCACATTCTGCTGGGAGGGATTCCGGAGAACCTGCGAGGTGATGTTGAAAGGCTGTGGCCGTTCGGGTACTGCAACGCGGACAGGCTTCAGCCGGACGGCAAGGGCATAGCGGCAATGGCAGGGTACGGCGGCAGGCAGGAGGGCAGAGCCAACGGGAACCACAGAGCCGGGGAAAAGAGCTGGTCAGGGTCGAAGAATCTCAGGCGTCCGGAAGTGCGGGTGAGTGACGTGAAGATCTCAAGGCGGCGCGTGGCGAAGATCGCGGAGGATGTGCGGGCGAACGGCAGGGAGATTCTCGAGAAGGTATGGACTGGATACGCGCTGGCGGATGACGTCAAGGTGTTGACGTCCGACTTCGTGGCGGGCGCGTACATACAGGCGGTGCTGAAACGTAAACGGACGCTGGTGAAACGCGACTGAGGAGGTGTGCGATGGGAAGAAAGAGCGCGATGTCGGGTGAGCGATACAGGGAGCTGGTGTACGCGTGCAGGCAGTACGAGCAGTACAGGACATGGCCGGGACGGAAGGGACAGGCGAGGCGCGCGGCGATTGAGGAGGCGGCGAGGCGCGCGGGCGTGGGGCTGGAGAAGTATCTGCTGCGGAATGTGGTGGACGGCGTGCCGTGGGAGGAATTGCCTGTGCCGTGCGGGCGGCGGCAGTTCTACGACGCGCGGAGAAGGTTCTTCGCGGAGCTGGACCGGCTGCTGTAAAAGGGACACCGGGAGGGGGTACTTGCGTGGTATAATGCGGCTGCATGAGGGGGTGAAGCGGTGGCGAAGGAATGGGCGCGGGCGTTCTACGACAGCGCAGCGTGGCGCAGGCAGCGCGACGCCTATCGGATGCGCGTGCACGGAATCTGTGAGCTGTGCGGTGAGCCGGGCGAGATTGTCCACCACCGCAGAGAGCTGACGCCGGTGACGGTGCATGACCCGAAGGAGACACTCGGGTTCGATAACCTGCAGCTGCTGTGCAGGGACTGCCACGCAAGAGCGCACGAGGAGATCATCGGCAGACCGAAGGCGAAGGAGACCGGCGAAGGATTGAGATTCAACGCCCGGGGAGAGCTGGTCCGCGTGGGAGTGCCCCCCGGGGGCGAGTCCGTAGAGGGGGCCCGGCACCGAAAAGCGGAGTCATCGCGAGAACCGACCGGGCATGCGTGAGGGGGTGTAGTATCAGTGGCGGCGGCCAAGCGGGAAAAAACGCGCGAGCAAAAAATCGCTTCTGAATATCGGCGGATTTCGAAGGCGCTGAAATCGATTCCCGAGGATAAGCAGAACGCGGCGAAAAAACTGATGGAAGAAGCGGCCTATATGACCCAAATCATCGCAGATTCGCGCGAAGAGATCGACAAAAACGGCATCATCGAGACGTATCAGAACGGCGAAAATCAGTCCGGGCGCAAGAAAAATCCGGCGGTTGAAATCTACGACCGGGCAGTCAACAGCTACGGCAAGATTATCAAGCAGCTGACGGATCTGATGCCGGACAGCGTTGCGGCGCAGGCGGTGGGCGCAACACTCAGGGCGTTCATCGAAAGTGATTAGCGAGGGAGGCAAAGCAGACGAAACGTAAGTCCGGCGGCTATACGAAACCGTGGTCGGTGGAGTATGCGGAGAAGATTATCCGAGGGGAAATCCTGACGAGTCGCCGGGTGCGCAAGGTCTACGAAAAGCACCTGAGCGATATTGCGGACGAAAGCTCGCCGTATGTGTTTGACACAAAGGCCGGACGCAAAGCCGTGCGATTCATCGAGGGCTTCTGCCGGCAGGCAGAGGGCGAGATCGGAGCGCCGATTACCCTTGACCTGTGGCAAAAGGCGTTCGTGGAGATGCTGTTCGGGTGGAAGGTCAAGACGACGGGGCTGCGCCGATATACCGAAGCGATGCTTCTGGTCGGGCGAAAAAACGGCAAGACGACGCTGCTGGCGGGCATTGCGCTGTACATGCTTGTAGCTGACGGCGAAGGCGCGGCGGAGTGCTATAGCGTGGCTACAAAGCGCGATCAGGCGGCGAAGGTTTTCAAAGCGGCGTGCAATATGCGCGCCCAGTCCGCGGAAATTGCCGCTCTGACAAAGAAACGCCGAAACGACCTTTACGTCCCGGATACGTTTTCGTTTTTCACGCCGCTGGGCGCTAACGCTGATACACTCGACGGCTTGAACGCCCATCTGGTAATTGTCGATGAAATGCACGCGATCAGAGGCCGCGCGCTGTACGACGTCATGAAACAGTCGCAGTCGTCCCGTCGGCAGCCTTTGATGCTGGAGATCACGACGAGCGGTTTTGAGCGCGAAAGCATTTTTGATGACCAGTACCAGTACGCGTGCGACGTGATCGACGGCAAGACGCCGGAGCCCGTTGAGGACTTCCTGGCATTGCTGTACGAGCTCGACGAGCGCGATGAATGGACGCGGGAGGAATGCTGGATCAAGGCAAACCCGGGTCTGGGAACGATCAAAAAGCTCGATACTCTGCGGAAATACGTCCAGAAGGCCAAGGCGCAGCCTAAGTTTCTGGCAACAGTGCTCTGCAAGGATTTCAACGTAAAAGAGCTTGCGGGAGAGACGTGGCTCAGCTGGGATGTAATAGACAATAAACTTACGTTTGATCCAGACGCGATCAGAGACACTTATGCAATCGGCGGATGCGACTTGTCCAGTACGACAGATCTTACGTGCGCGACGTTGCTGATCAGACGCCCAGACGACGATATTGTGTATGTGCTGCAGCAGTACTTCCTGCCCGAGGAACGGATCAAGGAAGTTGACAGCGGGAAGGCGACGGGATATGAGGCGCCATATGCGGTGTGGAGAGAACGAGGGCTGCTGACGGCATGCCCGGGCACGATGGTCAATTACAGCATGGTCACCGAATGGTTTGTATCTACGTGCAAGAACCTTGAGATTAACCCGCTGTGGATCTGCTACGACAGAGCGCTGTCGGGATACTGGGTGCCGGAGATGGAAAGCTACGGCTTCGAGATGGAAAAGACGCCGCAGGGCCCGATCACTTGGAGCCAGCCGATGAAGGAGATGGGCGCGCATTTTGAGAGCGGAAAGGTCAACTACAACGACAATCCGATGCTCAAGTGGTGTCTGAGCAACGTACAGGCGAAATCACTCAACAGCAAGGGCATACAGACGATTCAGCCGGAGAAGATCACGGAAAACCGAAGGATTGACGGCATGGTGTCGCTGCTTAACGCGTGGGTAGGATACGTCAAGCACTACGACGAGTACATGGACCTTGTCGGCGTGAGCGGCAAGTGATGGAGGTGGTGATAGATATGGGCATGTTTGACTGGCTGGTGCGCACATCAAGACGAGCGTACGTGCAGGTTTTGGGCGGCGGGCTGGCCGGAAATTTCAGACAGGACGCCTACAAAAACGCGGTGGTGCGCGAAACCGTGGACGCGATTGCGCGGCATGCGGCAAAAATCAATGCTGTACACATGGTCAACGGCGAAAGGCAGAAAAGCCGGATTCAGTATGTGATCGGCACGCGACCGAATCCATGGATGTCGGCGTATGACTACCAGTACAAGATGTTCTCGACGGCGCTGCTGAAAAACAACGCGTTTGCGCTGCAGGTGTGGGACTCAAGGAATGAGCTCAAAGCAATCTTGCCGGTTGACTACACAAGCTGCGAGGCGCTCGAGGATGAGCGAGGAAGCGGCCTGTATATTCGTTTCGCGCTGACGAATGGCAAGGAGACAATCCTGCCGTATGATCAGCTCTATCACATAAGGCGTCACTACACGCGCTCGACGGTGCTCGGAGACGGAAACGATCCGCTCGATGATGCTGTTGAGATGATCAACGTAGCCAATGCCGGCATGATGTCAGCGGTGAAAAGCGGATCAAGTCTGCGCGGCGTCCTGAAGATCAAACAGGCAATGCTCAAAGACAAGGACGTGCGGCAGCGCAGAGACGATTTTGTCAATGACTACATCAATGCCGGGGACAACGGGGGAATTGCCGGTATGGATGCAAGCATGGATTATGTGCAGCTGGATCCGAGCCGAATGTACAATCTGACGCCGGACCAAATGGCGTCG